TAAAAAAACATCGGTAGGTTTTTTTTCTCTCGAAATGTCAGCCGAACAACTAGTTCAAAGGTTACTAAGTGCTGAGTCTGGAGTATTTATGTCTAAAATCAGTCAAGGGAGAATGGATGAAAACGACTACTTAACCATCATGAGCAAGGGAATCAAGAAGTTTGACAAGATGGATATTTTCATAGACGATTCAGCCGCGTTAAATATATTCGAATTTAGGGCTAAGGCTAGAAGGATGGTCCAGAGGCATAAGGTAGGGTTAATAATTATCGACTATTTGCAGTTAATGAGTGGGATGAAGGACAAGAACGGAAACAGGGAGCAAGAAATATCCACCATCAGCCGAAACCTTAAAGCCCTAGCAAAGGAGCTAGGAGTACCCATAATTGCCCTATCTCAGTTATCAAGGGATGTAGAGAAACGAACAGGTTCTAAAGTGCCGCAATTATCAGATTTGAGGGAAAGTGGAGCAATAGAACAAGATGCGGACATGGTAATGTTCATGTACAGGCCAGAATATCACGGAATCCAGGCGAACGAGAACGGGGATAGTACGGACGGATTGACCGAAATAAAGATAGCAAAGCATAGGAACGGATCACTAGGAACGATAAAACTAAAAGCGGATTTATCTATCCAAAGGTTTGAGGAGTGGGATGAGACTGAACAGGTCCAACAACCAAAAGGCTTTATTCCTATGAAAAAGATTCAGGAAAATTCTGAAAATCTTTTTTAATGTTCACCCTAAAAGATATAGAGAACTCACCCGTAGGACATCTTAACAAGCACTTGTTAGAGGAGCCCAAGAAACGGAAATACAAAAACCAAAAAGTAGAAATAGATGGACACAAATTTGATTCAAAGAAGGAAGCTAGACGATTCATAGAATTGAGGGCTTTACAGCTAGCCGGAGAGATAACCGAATTAAGCCTACAAGTAACTTTCCAATTATCAGTCTGCAAGTATATAGCGGATTTTACTTATAAATTGAATGGGGAATTGGTTGTGGAGGATGTGAAAAGTAAGGTTACCAGAAAGCTACCGACCTATCGGATTAAGTGCAAAATGATGGAAAAAGAATTAAATATTAAAATTAAAGAAGTATGAAAAAATTAATCTTAGCCTTTATGCTTTTTGCGGCAATTAAAAGCAATGCACAACAGTTTAGAAATACGCAACAGTACAGTAAATTAATACTAGATAGTTTTGTTATTAAGCCAAGCATTTCATCATTGTATAGTTATTCAGACAGGAAATCTTGGTCAAGAATTAACTATAAAATTCACATTGATAGCGCATACTTGCAGATGATTATTGAAGCACTTGAAGAACGCGGATATACACTAGTGAAACTACCTAAAAAACTAACCAATGAATAAGTTAAACCAAGAGTGTATTAATGAAATAGAAGAGAAAGAGCAGAAACTACTGCCAAGATTTGCCCAATCATATTGGGACATTATGTTTCAATTGGAAAGGCAATCTAATATGATTAAAAACAATTACTTAATCTTGAATAATTGTCTATCCTCAAGGAACAAATATTCCAAAAAATAGAAAACCTATAACCCCTAAAACCAATCAAACATGGAAAAGAAAATACAAGAACTAAAAACCATTACCACCTAAACCATAACCCATGTACCAATCAATAAAAGACCGCCTCACTCAAAAAAACCCAGAAGCAGACAAGGTATTCAAAGAAGCCTATATCCGTGAACTAATAGACCTATGGGATAATCACGAACTAACACTATCCCGATTGACCGAGATACTCAATGAGGATGCGTTTAATTATTACTTTGATCCGTATAAGGGCCGATGTTAGAACAGGAAGTACAAGGGAGCGTCGCAACGAAGATGCCCATAGAACTAACAGCCGATAATCCACAGCTGTGAAAAAGTAGTTTAGGTAAAAGCTAAATAGATTAGTAAATTAGCGAAACTATTTAGACATGAAGCTAGAGGGAATTTCTTTAACAATGCACGAAACCGGAAACTTTGACTACACAATCAAAGCCGATGTATTAATCGAATCCCTAACTAAGCTAAAGAACAAAAGGGGGTTTGTGGACGGTTTAGGGGTAAAACTATCCAAGCCATCCGAGAAGGGAACAACCCACTTACTTATTGCTAATGTGGTGGAAGATAAGGTTTCCGTTTAATATCTTATCTTTGTAATATGGCTGGTCATCCTCCAATATTTGAATCTCCTGAGCAGATGCAAGAAATTGCGGATGCTTTTTTATTGGAATGCCAAAAAAGGAATGTTAGGCCAACTATTACAAGACTATGTTATAACTTAGGATTTGAGAGCCGCCAATCATTCTATGACTACGAAAAAAGGGAACAATTCTCTTACATTGTAAAAAGACTAAGGCTCTGGATTGAATCTGGTTACGAGGAAGCATTAAGTAATAACTCTCCAACAGGGGCCATTTTCGCATTAAAGAATATGGGATGGAAGGATAAGAGCGAAGTAGAGCAAAGTGGAACGATAACCAAGCAGATCATCTATGAGCCACAGACAGGAAACCACCCAATTAAAGATTAGCGTTACCCCTGTTTATGATGCTAATTTAAGGGCATACCAACAAGGCTATCCGATTATCTGCAATGAAGGTGGTTCACGTTCAAGTAAATCCTACTCAATTATTCAGCTATTAATTCAAATAGCAAGAGACACCCCTAACAAACGAATTTCAATAGTTTCCCATTCATTGCCCCACATCAAGCGGGGTGCTTACCGTGATTTCAGGACCATCATGGAGCAGTTGGAAGAGTGGGATGATAACTGCTTTTCTTATTCAGATTACATTTATACATACCCATCTGGAAGTTATATTGAATTATTCGGACTAGAGGATGAAGGCAAAGCAAGAGGGCCAGGAAGGGATATATTATTCGTGAATGAGGCTAACCTAATCAAAAAGACTTTATATGATCAGTTGGTAATGAGGACCACAGGCCAAGTGTTTTTAGATTGGAACCCGGCTGACTTTGTTTCATGGGTTTATGACATAGCGGACAACCCTAAGAACAAATCAATCCGTTCTACCTACAAGAACAACCTAACCAACCTTAGTGATAATCAGATTAACGCAATAGAAGCGTTCAAGGACCTACCAGATGACTTTATGTGGAAGGTTTACGGCTTAGGGCTAAGAGGGGCAGCAAAAGAGATAATTTACACCCAATGGATATATGGAGAATTGCCGGGCAAGGGAGATGTATTCTACGGGCTAGACTTTGGATTTAACCACCCTGCGGCATTGATTAAGGTGGAACACTACGAGGGTACTAACTACGTTCAGGAGTGCATCTATCAGTCAAACCTAACTCTATCAGACCTAATACAGAAGATAAAAGAATACGTTAAGGGCCGTTCACCAATTTACGCGGATGCAGCCGAACCAAAAAGTATTGAAGAGATTTACAGAGCAGGAATAAATATTAAGGCAGCGAGTAAGGATGTCTGGGCCGGTATTCTAAAGGTTAAAAGTTATCCACTTGTCATAGACCCAAGAAGTAAGAATATTCAAAAAGAGTTAAGTTCGTATAAGTGGAAAAAAGACAAGAACGATAATATCATTGAGGAGCCTGTAAAGGCTAACGATGACGCAATGGACGCTATGAGATACGCAATCTATTCGCACTTTGACAAACCTAAATTTAAGGTTGCAGTTGGAAAGCCATAAACAAAAATATTTGCATTTACAAACTATTTCGTAATTTTACCACAGACCCACCGACTTATTCCCTTCACACGACATTAAGACCCGCAGACATTTAATCCTTTAAATGTCATACATTGGGCATCTTAGATAAGATTTTATCAGCTTTTAATAGACCTGTAAATAACCCGATTACGGCTTCGTACTTGGGCGGTATTGTTACTTGGCAGGGGCAGAACTCACAGTCATTTATAGAAGATGGTTACGCGGGTAATGATATTGTTTACTCAATCATTAACCTAATCACTAATAAGGCCAAGATAGCCCCCTGGAATGTTTACAAGGTAAAGGATGAAGCTAAATACAAGCAATTAAAAGCTATCCTCAAAACTCCGCATCTTATCAGCGATTGGAAGGCAGTACAAGAACTAAAGAACCAATCAATTGAGATTTACAAGAATGATGCAAGGCTTAACGAATTACTGAAATATCCGAATGACGAGGACACTTGGTCAGACTTAATCGAAGCATGGGGCGGGTTTAAATTAGCGACAGGTAATAGTTATATTTATGGAAAGTTGATAGAAGGCGGGGCTAATCAAGGCAAACCATTGTCTTTGAATGTGCTACCGGCTCAATTCATGTCCATTGTCGCTAATGTGAGTGTGTTTCCTGCGGTTAGACAGGCCTATAAATTATACTACGGGGTTACATACGATTTCAACAAAGAAGAAATTCTGCACGATAGAATATTCAATCCTAAATGGTCTGCAACAGGCCTACAGTTATATGGAATGTCTCCACTACAGGCGGCATCAAAGAATATTACACGATCCAACGAAGCAAAGACGGCATCAGTAGCCAACTTCCAGAATGGTGGTCCTGCGGGTATCTTATTTACCGATGACCTACGAATGGAGGGAGATACTGCGGTTGCTCAGGCTGACGCATTAAAAGCAAGTATCGTAAGTAATGCAGGAGCCAAGAATAAAAACAAATTAGCAACAAGCGGGTATAAGGTAGGCTATCAAGCTATTGGCCTTTCTAACGTTGACCTAGACATAATTCAGCAAGAGATGTGGGATATGCGCTCATTGTGTAATATCTACGGTGTGCCATCTCAGCTTCTTAATGACCCTGAAAATAAGATTCAAGCAAATAGCACAAGCGGAGAAAAAGCGTTAACTGTTCGGGCTGCATTGCCATTATTGACGGCTATGCGCGATAACCTGAATAGAAAATTAGCGACAGATTGGGGGTATAAAAACACAGGCATAGTAGTTGACTTTGATTTGTCTATTTATCCTGAATTACAGGACGATAAAGCAACACAAGTGGCATGGTTAAAGGATTCAATGTTACCGCTTAGAAGGAGATACGAACTAATGGGAGAAGCTATTCCAGACTATATTTCAGAAGATATTATGAACTCAATATACGTTAATGGCATGGCTATTAATGAACCAGACGCAACGATTGACCCAATAATTGACCCATATAAAAAAGACTAGAAGTGAATGAAAAAGAAAAGTATTTCGATTCGTATCGCTCACTATATGCAAGGTTAGTTAAACAGTTAACCCCAAGCATAGAAAGGGCAATTCGAGAGCAAGTAAAATACTTTAGTGACGCATACGAAAAACAGAATTGGATTCCAGTGGATGTGATACCGGCTAAGATAATGAAGAACGCATTAAAGCGGGTTTACATCGTAGGTGGACTAAGTAACGCAAAGAGGGTGTTAAGGTTCGTAAAAGGGCAAACAAAGGCGGCTAGTAGGGATGATAAGTGGACATGGGTAATAGCTGAATACTTAAAGACAAATGGACTAGATAATGTTAGCGTAGAGATAACGGACACAGTAAAAGAAAAGATTAGAAGAGAGATTATAAAAGGAACAGAAGAGGGCTACGGAACAGACAAGATTGTCAGAAACTTAAAAGGGGCAGATTTCCCTAAGTGGATGGCGAAGAGGATAGTAAGGACCGAGATGAACAAGGCCGCTAATATGGGCGCAATGGTAGCAGCCGCAGACTTAAACATCCAAGTCAACAAAGAATGGATGAGTGCCACAGACAACAGGACAAGGAGAATACCAAGAGACCAATACGACCATTTACACATGAATGGTATTCAGATTGGATTCGATGACAGGTTTGTAGTACCAAGCACAAAGACAATAGACGCGATGCTTTTCCCCGGTGATCCGGATGCAAGTGTAGGGAACATAGTTAACTGTAGATGTACGGTTGTATTTGTTCCAATTAAAGACACACAAGGAAGGGTAGTTAGTATGGATGCGGGAGAACCTGGGAGATTCGGTGGAGCGAATGAGTTAGTAAGTAGCGGAGGAGGTGTAGCGGTAATGAACAGGACCAGAACAAACATCTTTAGCGAGTTACTAAGACAAGTGGCAAGTATCGAAATAACACAATTTATCATAAACAATATTTTAAATAGCGAAAACGAATAAAATGGCAATTCAAGCAAATACAACCTTTTTGAACAGTGCGGCAACTACTAACGCAACGAGCGTGAAAGCAAGCTCAGGAGTATTAGTTAGTGTTCAAGTGAGCAATATTAATGCGGCTGCAAGGTTTCTGAAATTGTACAACAAAGCATCTGCCCCAACAGTAGGAACGGATGTTCCTGTATTAACTATCCCTATCCCTGCGGGTAGTGTAGTTAGTCCTGCCATAAATGCTAACGGTGTAACATTCGCTACAGGTATAGCCTTTGCGATTACCGCAGCCGCAGCGGATTCAGATACCACTGTAGTTGCAGCAAACGAAATTAAAGTAGCTATCAGTTATTTATAAATCAACGGAAATGAAACAGATTGAGTTTAAAGGCGAACAGAGCGACATCCTCGATGTGGACATGGAGAATAAGACCGTTAAAGCGGTGTGGGCTAGGTTCGGCAATGTTGACCTTGATGGAGATATAATCATTCCCGAAGCGGTAACTAAAACCATTCGAGAACGTGGGCCAAAGGGTAAAAACTTAATTTGGTCATTGGTGGACCATTGCGCAGAATTTACCAAAGCAATAGGCAAACCTTCTGAATTATACGTAGAGGGTGATATGCTTATTGCAGTAACTAAGATAGTAGAAACAGAGATTGGAGAGGATATGATTAAGCTATACAATGCAGGTGTCGTTAACCAACATTCGATTGGCTTCTCTACTATTAAATCAGACTTTCAGGACCAAAAGCAGAATGTAAGGGTTATCAAAGAATTGAAGCTATACGAAGGTTCAGCCGTGTTATGGGCCGCTAATCCTGAGACACCTACGCTTGATGTAAGTAAGCATGACCCATTTGTATTGAAGCTGAGATTAGAGGCATTGAAGGCCGCTAAGAAAGAGAATTTAACGGACGAAACTTTCTCCCTTTTGGAGATAGAAATAAAACAA